CATCTATATTAGCCATATCAGTCTCCTATTACTTTTTTAGAGACATGAACCTTACTCATTAAGATTTTTTGCCTCCAAAAGTTACTCTGCTTTGCCTTTCCTGATGGATTGGCATCGCTGGATGCTCCTGTTTATGTAGATCATTTTCAACTGCTTTAGTATTCTGGTCGGTTAAAGATCGGAAATATTCATCTCTGTCTTCTTTAACCTCTTCAGGACACCTCATCAGTAATAATCCGCCTATGCCTATTACACCTTTGTATTTGCCGTCTGCGATAGAAGGTAAATCCATTCTATCGGGATACTCATCTGATTTTACAAATTCATACCCACTTCGTAGTCTACCAATGATATTTTTTTCATCAGCCATGCCACGATATTCAGCTCTTACCCACCGATGGTGAAAACCTTCTGGTGGTTCAGGTGCTTCTAAGTTGCTTGGAGGAACCCATCCCCTCTTACGAACATCCTTTTCACGGGTCTCTAATTTGCGCGAGGTTTTGTTTATCTTTTCAGTCATATTACGCCTCCTTCACGTGTTTTGCGTACTCTTCAAGTGGCACACCAAGTTTTTTTGCGATAGCTACCTGTGAGGGTGTGAGTTTCACAGTGCGGCGGCCTGTTGCCGTTGTTCGAGTAGCTGAAGCAACTTTTTGCTTCGGCTTACTTTGATCCTCAAATTTATGAGGAAACTCTTTTCGGATTCTCCGATCAATTTCAGTATAATACTCTTCTGAGCTCGCGTCAAATCCTTCATTTATTAATTCATCATGAAAAGACATAGCGGTATACGTCATTGCCTTATCTGTTCCAAACCATTTATTGTCTTCGGCCCAGTCTTGAGCTTTAGGATCAGGTCTAGCCTGTGGTTGAGCCTGTGGTTGATTATTCCAAGGTTCTTCAACAGGTTTTTCTTTTTGAAGCTCTTGTTGCTCTACTTTTTTCTTACGTAAACTCAATCTTTCTTTTTCAATAGCTAACTGAGCTATTCTTTGTTGAGCTTCCATTTGTTTTTCAATATCTCCTTCACTAACAGCTTGAGTATAAGCTGTTTTCAAAAGCTGTTCAGTTGATTGTAAACTTTGTTCATCAGAAGCAACTCTTTCCTTAGAAGTTACTTGAGACATAACACTTAAATTTTTATTTTCTTCTTGAACTTTTTTTGCATAATCAATTGCTGCTTGTTCACGTCTTTCAGCTTCACGCATTTTACGTGTAAGTTTATCAATACGTCTTTTTACAGATTGAGAATACTCTTCAAGCTCTTCTTCTTTACCTTCTTGTTTAGGCGCTTCTTCAACTTGAATTTCAGGTTCTGTAACCTTCTGTTCTTTTTGTTCTTCGTTTAACTCCACTTCGACAGGTTCACCCGAGGTATCTATCGGTACCATTTTGTCATTTTGTGTTTGTTCTTGCATAGAATTCTCCATGTTACATTATGTTAGCTGGCAAAATATCTCTCGGATCATCAACGACTGCCAGTATCTCATCTTCGTTAATAATACGTAACTCACCGCCATCAATTTTTACTCTAGATCCAGCATAACGAGTTATTATAACCCAATCACCCTCTTTACACCAAGGACCATCAGGATATCTCTCTTTATCTTTATAACATAAAGATCCAGTCTTTAAGACTTTACAAATATTTGTGGTTATTTGTGATTCTTCTACTGTTTCATCAGTAAGAATAACACCACCTTTTGTTTTACCTTTTAATTTTAAAGGAAACAAAACTATTCTCCAACCAACAGGTTTTGGAATTTTCTCTAATTCTTTTTTTTCTTTTTGTTTTTCTGCACCATCCCAAACGTGTTTGGGTACAATTAATTTAGGTTTAGTCGTCATCGTCTAGCTCCGTTTTCTTCAGCAGGTCCGTGAGTTCCTGTTCAGTTTCTTCAAGACCGCGAAGTTTACCAGTCAAATACCGATATTCGTCCCAATCTTTTACACCACTACATATAGCCTGTCTTATAGTGTCTTGTCTATCTTTTAGTTGATTTTTAAAATAAGTAAAAAAGTTTTCTAGGCGCATGATTTCATTTGATCCGATAATTTTTTACAGCGATTTGGAGTTTGACGATTCCATTTCGAGTCTAACATTTCTAAACTCGCGCCGTTAAAATCTCGGTTCTGCAGGCATTTCCACATGTTACGGAACTTGGACACGCCTGTAGGGCCAAGCTGATATACCATTTCGGTAATGGTATGCTGCGCTGTTGTAGGCAAATCAGTTACACTATGTTCTTCCATAAGTGTTCTAGCTTTACCTATTGCAGTGTTTAAATCTTTATCAAATACTTCTTGTAGTTCTTCTTTGGTATATGTTTTACCGTCTTCAAATTTATCTTCATGCACCACTTTGTGGCCCCAGCCAATCGTGCGAAATCCTTCCGTATCTATATATACGTGATCTCTAAAGCCTTCAGATAATTTTACGGAACCAGCTAATTCGTCGTATGTCATGAGAATTTAGTAACGGCTCCTGTTTCTGTATCCACGGCCCAATAACCAGTAACGCATGTATAAATATAAGAAGTGTTAATTGGTTCTGGTCCAAGAGGTTTACGTAGAACAACATTTGACCACTCTGGATTTATTAAATGCTCTGTTAATATTTTTAGTGATTCTTCTTGTGACATTTTTATAGGTGGATGAATAACACAATCATCCATATAAGGACTGTCAAGATCTTTTAAATGTGTGTTACCTTCATCAGTACACTTTACTAAAAGAGTTGTATTATTCTTTCCTCTAAAAACACAATTTACAAATTTCATTTCTTTTGTAGCAAACCCTTGATAAAGTTTTGCGTCTGGTTCATGTTTAAGTGCTGTTATCCAACACTTGTCTAACATCTCATTAAAATTCCAACTCATTATTTAGTTAATCCTTTCGCCTTTTCAAAGGTGCGGAGGCCCGATACGCCGAGCATTGAAGTGACAATTGCTAGAAGAGGCCCAGTTTCTATGGAAGGTGGAACAATATCTATACCTGAAAATTTTGCATACCATTCAATACAGGGAGATAAGATGAACGCGAAAAATAAAGCTAGGGCTCCGCACCATCCTATAGCTGGTCGCCAGCCAGCAACGAATACGCTGCGATGGCTGGCTTCCTTTGCATTAACATCTAATTGCTTTTCTGCAAGCTTTTGTTGAATGCGTTGCATCAATATTTTTTTATCTAATTTTTCTTCCTCTGATGTATGAATCTCGTCGACAACTTTTGCGATAGTTTTTAAGGCTCCGCCTTTACCGCCTAATAGTCCTCCGAGAGCTTGTAGCACTATGCTGCTCCGCCTGTCATCCAGCTAATTACCCAGATAACAACGATCGCTACAATAGCGGCCTTGATCCAATCTTTCATCTGCCAGTCACTCCACTCTTTAATGTGTGACCATAGATCTTTTAGTAAGTTCATAGAACCTCCTTTGTTAAAGTCGGGATTATACTATTTTACGCCTTTAAATGCTACTTTTTTAATCTGCATTTTGCTAGTTTGCCCTTTTGGACCACTTCCTTTATTTTTTTTATAAACAAAAGGAGAGTAAACAACCTCTGCGTCCGACACTGCAATTGTCTTTGGAAAAGGGTTTTTTTGTGGAACTTTCGTCATTTTTGCATTTTTAAACTTCATCTTCTTGCCTTTCCATAGCCACGTTGAGCCAATCTACCTGCTAGACCGCCTTTATTCATGCCCATTTTTTTTAAACCATTTATTTCGCCGCCTCTTTGTTTTTTAACAACACCACGGCCCATCAAAATATCTTTTTGTGTAACTTTGCCATCACCTGATAAATCAGGAAACTTGGATGCCGAACCACCGTCCTTTGCCATTAATATTATATTACCTTCTTGATCTTTTTTTGTTACACCGTGTGGATTTCCAGGCACTTCTTTTCTTGCTGGAATGTCTCCACCGTACTTACCTTTTTTCTTTTTTTTAAAAGGCTTTCCTTGCGAAGCTCCTTGTTTTTGTTTCTTTTTTGAAAAAATATTTGGTATAGGATTTTGTTTACCGCTATACTCTTTTAAAAACTCTTCTTTTGTTTTCTTTTTTGGCATAATACTTAATGTATAGTGGGTTTTAAAAGATTTAGCAAGTCTCTTCCATTATGATTCATAATATTATCATATTCTTGCTCGGTAAGATTATTATGATACAACATTTTTGCTACACCCATCATTGCACCCGCTAAAAGTATCTGTTCTTCTTGACTTGTAACCGCTGTATCCGAAAAATTCATCAATTCGTTAAAATATTCCTGTAATTTAGTTGTTGCGTTTTGCATTGTTTTGATTTTGTTTATCTAGATTAACA